CGATAAATTTATTACCTTTTAATTTTTTAAAATATAGTTTGTTAATCTTTTTGGGAAGTGAATTTAAAAATTTGTAATATTTTAATTGATCTTTTTTATTAATTTTGTCCATTAATAAATTACTTCCAACCTGTTATAGCTTTTACTTCTAAAAATTCATTTAGACCCCAGATTCCGCCTTCACGACCATTTCCAGATTGTTTGTATCCTCCAAAAGGCGCCCCAACATCTGCTCCTTGACCATTAATAAAAATTGTTCCTGCTCTCAATTTTCTGGCAACTCTTTTAGCTTTTTCTTTATCTTCAGTTTGTAGGTAATTTCCAAGTCCATATGAAGTGTCATTTGCTATTGCAATAGCTTCTTCCTCAGTTTCAAATGGAATAATAGAAAGTACAGGTCCAAATATTTCTTCTCTTGCAATTCTCATATCATTATTTACATCAGTGAAGATTGTTGGTTTTACAAAATAACCTTTATTAAGACCATTAGGTAAATCAGGTCCACCTGTAGCTAATGTTGCACCTTCTTTTATTCCAACATTTATAAGATTTATTACTTTGTCATACTGAACTTTTGAAACTAGTGGTCCAATGTGATCACCTTTTTTTGATGCTACATCTACTTTAATTTTATTTGCTTCATCTACAGCTTCTTTAACAGCTCTTTCATAAATTGGTTTTTGAACTAGCATTCTTGTTGGCGCATCACAAGATTGTCCTGAATTGCTCATTACATGTCTTACACCGTCTCTTACTGCATTTGGATAGGAGTCTGCAAAAACTATGTTTCCACCTTTTCCACCTAATTCAAGGGTAACTTTTTTTATTGTGTCAGCTGCATTTTTTTGAATTAATTTTCCAGCTCTTGTTGAGCCTGTGAACGAAACCATATCTATATCAGAATGACCAGAGATATGATTTCCAACAACTTCTCCATTGCCATTGACTAAGTTAAAAACACCAGAAGGAAAACCAGCTTCATCAATCATTTCTGCAAACAAAATGCCAGATATTGGAGAAATCTCAGAGGGTTTTAATATCATCGTGCAGCCAGCAGCTAATGCAGGAATAACTTTTAATACAATTTGGTTCATTGGGAAATTCCAAGGTGTTATTAACCCACATACTCCAATAGGCTCATATCTAATGTAATTATTAGACTTAGAATCAAATTGATGTTCAAAATTAAAATCTTTTAAAATTTTTATTGTGTTTTTCGAAATATCAGCACCCATTTTTGTGTGAGTTTCTGAAGCATAATCCAACGGAGCTCCCATTTCAGTTGATTGTGCTTTGACCATCTCATCCCATCTTCTATTATAAATTTGATCAAATTTTTCCAACAAGCTTAATCTTTTTTCTTTACTAGATTCTCTCCAAGTTTCGAATGCATTTTTAGCAGCACTGATAGCTTTGTCAGTGTCTTCTATTGATCCAAGAGATATAATTGCAAAAGGTTCCTCAGTTGATGGATCAATAACTTCAAAGTTATTTGGTTTAGAAGGGGATACCCATTTACCATTTATATAAAAATTTCTTTTGTCTAACATTTTAAATTATCATTATCATATAAATCATATTACATAACCTTTTTCTTCTGATTCATTATCAGTTAATTCTGATGGAAAACCTTCTGCTCTTAAATTAATATTGCATGCATCTTCTAATCTTTTTACAATCATTGATGACCATGCTCGTGATCCATATTTTTTTTGACCTTCTTCAGTTGGAAATCCAAGTCCGATAATCCAATCATAAATTGCTAACCAATTTTTCATATTTTCATCTACTATGAATTTTATTGACAACTCTTCAAAATTAACTTCATCTCCAGCAATTGCTATAGTTTTTAATGCTGTAGGAACATCAATAGCAGATATTGAAATCCCAGGCAAAGAAGCAGACTGAACAAAATAGTTTACTTCTGGAAAATTATTAAGTTGAAATTTAAACCCAATAGGACTTAAAAAACTAGTATTGATTGGTTGATCTCGTAATGCAGCCATAAATGGAATATCCTTTCTGTAATATTTAGTTAGGACAAAAAAAAAGGGTGACTACAATTAAGTAATCACCCTTCTCACGTTCTTTAGGGGTAATAACTCCTAAAGACATAACTTACATCAAATTGTCAACTCTGACCAATCTGTAGTAGTAGTTACCATTGGCAGTCAAAGCTCCGGCACCACCGCTGTTTCCAAATGGATTGGATACGAGGCCGTAACGTGTTTTGAAACCAATTTTTGGTTGAAAGGAACTTTCACCAACCGCACGAACCATTTGTAATGGAACGTAAGGACAGTAGAAGATACCTGCATCATAAGCAGATGAACCTTTGTAACCTACACAGAAGAAGTTAGTTGCTGACGCACTGAAATATGGATCAACATAAACTTTGTAACGGCCGTTGAGTGTTCCAACGAAAGTGTTACCTGTGTCATCAACACCAGCTCCGTCCATCATTCCGCCCATGGCTAGAGCAGAAGCAACGTCTGAAGATGTGATTATGATGTTACCTTTTCCGCGACGTGTTGACTTTGCGATTGCATTTGCATCACGTTCTACTTGGAACATCAGACCTTTGAATTTCTCAACAGACCAACGTCCATTAGAGTCAACATCAAGGTCAAACACACCAGCTGTTGATGTATTGTGTTGTGCTCCGTGTTCCGCACTAAAATAAATGGTACGAATAACTTCACGGTTAATCTCTGCCAAAATCTCTTGTGAGAGAATGTTAGCAAGTTCTGTTTCAGCATCCAAACCGTGAACGGCTTTAAGATCCTGTGCCAATTCCATCGAGTACTCACCTTTGAGTGCACGTGTTTTAGCTGTAACTGAAACACGGTCAATGGAGAATGACATTTGTTGGAAATCTTCAGCAGCTGTACCGGCAGTTCCGGTAAGACCGAAAGTTTCAGCAGTTGCCGTTGAGTTACCAACACCCAATATTGCGGAATATGTTCCACCCTGAGCTGCTGCTTGTGCACCTGCTCCGGAGCTGACCATATCATCTCCAGCGTCACCAGAATGTGTGGATTCTGGTTCACTGTACATGGCTTCAGCACCACCTTGTGAATCATAACGAGGACGCATTGCGAAAATAAGTCCTGTAGGGCCAGTCATTGGTTGAACACCACAAACATCATAAGCAACTAAATTAGGCATTGCGCGACGAATCATGGAAATTAAAACTGGGTCTTGATATTGTACTCCACCAGACGAACTTGCTGTAGGAGCAAGGCTGGTTAAAGATGTTGCTGCCTCCATCAAGGAACCGCGACCTTCCATATTTGCCTGTTCCGCCATGGCTTTTTCTTGATTTTCCAAAAGAACGGCGGTAACCGCTCTTTTGTATGGGTCTTTAATCTTGGGCATATCTTCATGATCCAAGACCGGTGCCCACTTTGTTTGTAGATCTTCAGCTAGATACATTTTTTTTAATCTCCTAAAATGTTATTTGTTAAAACGAGTTAATGAGGAAACATATCTCTTCATAACTGGATCAGTACTTGGTTCTGAACTATCTTGTTCTTCTACTTCAGTATTTTCCAATTCTTCTGTAATTGTTTCCGACTGTTGTTTAGGGAAATAATTTTCCTTAATTACTTCAAGTTTCTCAGAATATTGAGACTTGTCTTCAAAATCTATACCATCAGCCAATTTACCTAGTTTTTCTTTTTCGGTATCGGCGAGGTCTTCTGAAACTTCTCTCAAAGTTTCAGCCTTTTTATATTCAGCAAGTTCCTTTTTGATGTCTACACTTGTGTTAATAGACTCATCAAGTTTTTGCTCTAGTTCTTCAACTTTCTCAAATAGATCGTCAACAAGGTCAACTTTCTCTTCTGGAATGTCAATGTAATGCTCTGTAAAGAGGTTTTTAAGTCCTGTCATAAAGTCTTCAACCAATTCTGATCGAATTCCCTTTTCAACAGCTAACTCATTCTCTTTCATCCACTCTTCAGTAACATAGTTGAGATATCCGTCAACTTTTTCGGTAACTGTGGACAAATGTTCTTCTTTTGCATCAGTAATTTCTTTTTTGTAACTGGTTTCTAATTCATCAATCCGTGAATTGACTTCAGAAAGTACTTTAGCTGAAACTGCTGCTTCAAATATCGTGGAAGCTTTAGTCTTAAACTCTTCAGAAAGGTCTTCACCATTTACAATGGCTTCAATGTCTTCTTTGACATCAATTTCAAGATCTTCTTTCTTGAGTTTTTTAGATTCTACTGGTTCTTCTTCTTCACCTTCTTCTTCTTCATCATCTTCTTCTGTAAGAGTTGAACCCATGATTTTTGAAAAAGAATCGGAAAGATCAGCTTTCTTCATA